CTACCGAGGACGGCATCACGGCGGCGCTGGGCTTCATGTATGCGTGGGAAGGGCAGGAAGCGCCGAAAGGTAAGCTCATCACTATTAGCACGGACTTCGGACTTACCGCTCAGGACGCCGCTGATCTCCAGTCGTTGCTGGAAAGCCGACTGAAGGGTCAGATTTCGCATTTGACGTACCTCGCCGAGCTAAAGCGCCGCGGTGTGCTGGCCCCGCACACGGATATCAATAAGGAGTTGTCCGCTGCCAAGGCAGAAGGCCCCTTCATTGATCCGAACAAGCCCGCTCCGGGCCCCGACGGCCAGCCGACTATCCAAAACAAGTCCGGCGCTGGCGCTTAACCCCGGGCATCGTTTAGGGTAATCCTACCAGCCAGCTAAGCTGGAAATCGGGCTAAGCCCTATAAAAGGAAAAACAGATGCCGAAGATCGTGTACGCAACCAAAGACGAAATCCCCGAGAATGTACGGGAGAAAGCAGTACAGGAGGGTGAGGTTTGGGTCGTCGATGCGGCTCCGCTGCTGCAGAAGCACCAGGAATTGCTGACCAACAATTCGAAATACAAAACGGTGTACGACAAGTTTGTCGGACTCGGCGATAAGGTCGACGCGGCCACGATCCAGAAGGCGCTGAAAGAGATGGAAGAGGGCGATCAGCGCGAACAGCAAGTCCTCCAACGCATCGCGCAGGCTGTGCAGGAAAACAACAAGACGCGCGACCGCGAAGTTTCCACCGCGCGTGATGCGGAAGGCCGCATGAAAGGGCGCCTGGAGAAAGAACTCATCGACAATGTGCTCATCAAAGAGATCGTCGCCCAGGAAGGCGATGAGTTCCTGGTGACCCCCCATCTCCGATCCAACCTGAAGATCGTTGAAAAAGATGGTGACTTTGTGGTACAAGTGGTAGGGAAGGACGGCAAAGCTCGTGTTTCAGCCAAAACCGGTGAAGCGATGACGATCACCGAACTGGTGGGCGAAGCGAAAGCCGATAAGAAATACGCTCCTGCGTTTAAGGCGCCGGCAGCATCCGGCGGTGGCTCGAGCAGCGACCGCGGGCAAGGTGGAAACGGAAATGGCGGGGGCGGCCAAGTCGCGACCGTGAAACTGACGAGGCAGGAAGCAGTTCAGCCGGCACTCTACCGCGCAGCGTTGGAAAAAGCCGGAAATGACGCGACCAAGATCCAAGTCGTCGACTAACCCTATTGAAACCGCCTGGGAGGGCGGCAGCAAGTGCCCACTAACGTATTATCAGTATTTGACCCGATTTTCTACGCCCAGCTGGCTCTCATCCAGCTCGAGAAAGCTCTGGGCATGGCGGGTCGCGTTCACCGTGGCTATGACAAGAACCCGCAGCAAAAAGGTTCCGTCATCAGCATCCCGGTGCCGTCGACCTTCGCAGCGCAGGATGCGCCCGGCACCGACCAGGCGATCAATGCAGACAGCGTGAACATCACCCTGAGCAACTGGCGCGAAGTCAAATTCGCCCTGTCTGACAAGGAGTTGAACTACACGCAGGAAGAGATCATCACGAAGCACATCCGCCCGGCGGCATATGCTCTCGCTGACGACATCGACCAGAAGCTCTGCGCGTTGTACAAGGACGTTCCGTGGTACAACGGCACCGCTGGCACCACGCCGTCCGGTGTTTCGGACATCACGGGCATCCGCCGCGTGCTCTTCAACAACGCGGTCCCGCTGCAGGACCCTGGTGCGATGTCGCTGATGATCGACGGCAACGCTGAAGACAAGTTCCTTCAGCTGGCTGCTTTCGCTCAGCAGCAAGGCGCTGGTGACAAAGGCGTCAACACCCAGACTCGCGGCTCGCTCGGCGTGAAGTACGGGTTCGACATCTTCGCCAACCAGAACGTCAAAACGCACACCAAGGGTACTTGCTCGACCACGACCCTCGCGGTCAACAACGCGTCTGGCTATCCGGCGGGCACGAGCACGCTCAACATCGACGCGGGCGCTGTGACCGGCACTCTGGTTCCTGGTGATGTCCTCCAGTTCGCTGGCGACACTCAGAACTACGCGGTGACGGGCACGTTCACGGCGTCGGGTAACCAGTTCAACGGCGTCACGATCACCCCGAAGCTGAAGATCGCTGTGGTGGACAACACTGTCATCACTGCGGTCCTGCAGAACGGCGTCCGCAACATGGCATTCCACCGCAACGCGTTCGCGCTTGCGATGGCCCCGTTGACGGACATGGCGAACCAGCTCGGTGCGAAGGTCGCCACGGTGTCGGATCCGATCACCGGACTCACCCTGCGCTCGCGCGTGTGGTATGTCGGTGACAGCTCGGCTGTGAAGGTCGGCTTGGACGTGCTGTACGGCGTCAAGACGCTCGATCCGAATCTGGCTGGTTTGATGCTGGGCTAATCAAGCCAGCATTGCTGTACAATTCAGGGGTGGGCGAAAGCTCACCCCATTTTTGTTTCACCGGAGATTTGAATGTCTGAACAGAAATTTGCAACCCTCGCTGAAGTCAAACAGGACTTGCCTGACCACCAGAAGCGCAAAGAAGGGGAGCCTCGTGCGACTGGTCTGAATGACGATCTCCGCACGCTGCGCGTCCTTCACAAGGAATTCGGCGGCGACGTGATGGTGATCGATGCAGGCACCTTCGATGCAAAGATCCACACCCTCTGCAACGAGGACGGCCAAGTCGTGAACGACAAGGGCCATGTGGTCGAGCAGAAACAGAAGCAAGACGACAAGAAGTAAATCGGGGGTGAGCAGTGGCATTGATTGTTGAAACCGGTGCAGGTGACGCGAGCGCGAACAGTTACGCTTCCGTGGCGGATGCGGATGCTTATTTTGCTGACCGGAACGATGCGACTTGGACGGGAACAAACTCCGTCAAGGAAGCCGCGCTAATCATTGCCACTGCTTACATCGATTCGCGCTACCGCGCACGTTGGCAGGGTTATCAAACGTCCAGCGGGCAAGCCCTTTCCTGGCCTCGGATCGATGTCTACAAGGAAGAGTACATTTGCATCCCGCCAAACACGATTCCGAAAGAGCTGAAGAACGCGACCATTGAGCTGGCGAAGCGTGCTCTGACCAACCAACTCATGCCCGACATTGCCGCGGGCGCCGCTTCTATCATCAAAAAGAAGGTTGGCCCCATTGAGATCGACTACGCGGTGGGACAGGTGCCGTCCAAGATTTGGAGCTACCCGGAAATGATCCTCTCCCCGCTGTTTAGCGGCAGTGGAATTTCCATCCGGATGGAGCGTAGCTAGTGGCAACGTTTGACTACAATTCGTTAATCGACGACGTTGACGCTATCCTTGAGGAGATGGGTACTGACGCTGTGTTTGTGTCTGTGAACCCGGGTACATATGACGCTGCGACAAATGATCTTACCGGCGGAGGCCCGTCCACCTACAATACCCGCGCTGCTTTTGTCCCTTGGGATAAAGTTTTCACGGACGGTAAGAAATACGAGTGGGACGACCAGTTCAACCACGGCACTCAAGTCCGGCTCGAGGAAGTGCGGGCGCTTATGTCCGCAAAGGCAACCAACGGCACCGCGTTACCGGCGCCCAAAACTGGTGACCGCGTGAACATCGGCAGTGTGGATTATCAGGTTATCGAGTGTAAACCCATCCAACCCGCCCTTGTAGCTGTGGTCTACGACCTTACGCTACGCAATTGATCTATAAAGACACACGATCTTTCCGCGCTGCTTTACAACGTATTGGTCGAGAAGTCGACCAGCGATACGCTGCGGTGCTTCGTGCCACCATGATTGCGCTTCTTGTGAAAGTGGCCTATCGAACTCCTATCCGCACCGGACGCGCGGCGGGAAGTTGGTCAATTGGGCGCGGTAATCCCGGATCATTCATGGTACCAGAGGGGCAGAGCAGCAGCCCGGAAGAGGCGATCCAACGTGCGTCGCAAGTTTCCTTTGAGTACCCCTATGTCACGTGGTACTTGTATAACAAGGTTCCTTACATTGAACGGTTAGAATATGAGGGATGGTCGCAGCAAGCGCCGGACGGCATGTTGCGCCTGAGCGTTGCTGAACTGGAAAGCAGTATCGAGGAGTTTATCAAAAATGTCCTTTGAAATCGCACGGGTCAAAATTCAAACCATCTTTAAGGATGGGTTTGAAACTCCGCATATCGGTACTGTGTCTTGTTTCTACGAAGGCACTCCGTTGAACCCACCGGATGATCAGCCTTACACGTTGCTGATGGTTTTAGACGGCGACGGCAGCTCGATCGAGGTAGGGAGCAATAGTCCGTTTCGACGCTCCGGTATCGTGCAAGTAAACGTCTACGGGACACCAGCCAAAACGACAAAAGAAGTGAACGAACTTGCCCAATCCATTGCCGATTTGTACCAGAACAAAGATTTTCAAACGACTGAAAACGGACGTATTTTCTTTCGTGTGGGACGGCTCAAAAATGCTGGTGTGCGTAATGGTCGTCAGATCGGCATCTTGACGATTCCGTACTTTCGTGATTCAACCAGGTAATGCTACCCTATTAGGTGGAGGAAGTTATGAAGAAACTCTCAGTTTTTGTTCTGGTGCTGGTGCTCGGCATCCTCTGCTATGCGGCGCCCGCCTACGTCTTCAAACGCTTTGACCCGCAGACTACGACCGGGCAGACGGCTGCTTTCCAGTTTGCCACCGGACAATCAGCTTCGAGTAACCAGTATGCGGTCAACGATGGCTTCGTCCCCAAAGAATACACCATCACGATCACTCCCACCGGAAGCCCAGCCACGTGCACGTATCAGGTACTCGGTAGCGTGAAACTCGCAAACGAGAACCCGGTGTTTGCCGATTTCTCCGGCGGGAACTTGACCTCCGACATTACGTGCACCAGCAAGGTGAGTGTGCACGTATCAGGTAAGTCATGGATCACGATCATGGGGAACTTGACTGCCCTTTCCGGCGGCAGCTCACCCACCGTTCAACTTGAAGTCCTTGCTACTCGATAAGGAGACTGCTGTGAAAAAGTTTTTCGTACTCTTCCTCCTCGTTTTGCTGTGTGCGTCTCTGGCCCATGCGCAGGGAACACCGACACCGGTCTACGGTAAAGAAGCGTCGTCTGTCACCGCTACGCAAAGTGACTCTGCGTCTTGTACACCCGGCGAGATCCGTTTTTCTTTCTCCACGAACGGTCTCCGGCTTTGCGGCACAGGTGGAACGTGGAGCGCCATCTCCGGAGGTGGAGGTGGCGTGTCAAGTGTTGGACTTTCGATGCCTCCGGATTTTACCGTCTCGAGTACGCCTATCACGACTAGCGGAACGTTCGGAGTCACACGTACGACTGAGACTATCAGCTTCTCTGCTACACCGACGTTCAACTGCAAACAGCTCGAACTGATCACCCTGACTGGCAACGTTACGTCCAGCACGCTTACTGGCTGCTCATCGGACGGGCAACTGGTTAAGTTCCGTATCGCGCAGGATGCGACCGGCGGACGAACGTTTGTGTGGCCCACAAACGTGCAAGGTGGACCGTCACTTGACACCAGCTCCAACCGCGTGAACTATCAGACATTTCGATGGGACGCCACTAGTTCGAAGCTAG